ACTTGAATCTCTTCGTTAATTAAAAGATTTTCTAATAGCCGATCAATTGCCAACCCTTTACGTAAGAGAGTCTGTGAAGTAAGAATATCTTCGTCTCTTGCGGTCATATATCGTATTTCAACAGTGTCTTGCTTATATAATGCATGACCTGGAGGATAATATCGTCCCCCGGATGGAAGTTCCACAAACTCTGTGGGACTTACATATGAGAGCGTTCCTTTAGTTGGTGCCGATGTCGGTTCAACAGGAGGATCGCTCTCCGAAGCAGCAGTGGGTGTTTTTCTTACACCAGTGCGTGCTTGGTTATTTCTAGCCATTTACACCTCAGTATTTATTATTTTGTATCTATAGTATAGAATATATATTACGTTTTTTAAAATTAAATTATCGTAATTTTTTGCCCTTTCCGGCCATCTTCGTGTACTTCGCCCAATCATATCGCAATGTTAGACTTATTTCAACCATTTCGTCTGAATCGTAAGAGTGGGATCCAAAGTTAACCTCTGTAATGAAAGCATTGATTAAAGCCCACTCCCCAATGATCCTTGTCTCGTTTTCTTTACCTGTCCCAAGCTCATAAATTTTAACATCGCCCAGGGCATTAACAGCGGACTCTTTAGTAATTGTAGTACCAGTTGCCTCCCCAAAATCTCTGGGCTGTTGGATACCAATGTCTGCGAGGTACTCATAAAGAAGCTCCGTTGATCCGGGTTCTATAGCATCAACCAGAGTCATTCCGACTGTGTTCCAGTTCATTCTGCCAGGATAATAAAAGGTATGATTGAAGAACCGATGCTCTTGCTCGCCAATTGTATAGCTAGGGCGATCCGCAGTTTTAGCGGCAAACCTTAGTTCCTGTCCCGAAACACCGGGCTGCAAACTTATAATAAATCTAAACTGGCGTTTTGGCTCTAAGTCTTTTGATGACCAAAAATTCGATGACATTTATCTATTTCTCCTGTTGCTATAATACATAGTTCTTTTATTATTAATCTTCAAAGCTCGCACCTGTATTTGTGATAACAAAATCAAGAGCAATAAACTCAATTGCGCGAGCAGGCTTCAAGAAGATCTTAGCATACAAGATATTTCTATCAATCAACTCAGGAGTTGTCGTAGTTTCATCAAGCACAACCTTGAAATCTGTGAGTCCGAGTCGCGCCTGTACACTCCGCAAGAAAGGATTGACTTTATTCAAGAACCTATCCCAAGTTGCTTGTACATTCTGATCAAACAAAATTGTAGTTGCCATTCTTGAAATTTCTTTCTTAACAAAAATCATCAAGCGTCGAACATTAATTCGATCAAGTGCCGATGGTGTTACTTGCAATGTCTTTTGACCAAAGATTACGATGCCCTCTGATGGGAACGTGGCAATTGGATTAATATTTGCTTCGTAAAGATCGTCACGATTCCTAGAAGTTAATCTTTCACGAGTCTGAATTACTGGTAGTCCAGCGGAGCCTTCGGTTAACCCTCCTCTGGTAAAGCCAGCGGGGGCAAACCAAAGCTCGCTCTTCTTCTGTGCGCTGGAAAATGTTCCAAGCGCTACAATACTGGGGGGTGCCCAAAGCAGGGCATTGCTTATGGTATCACGAATTTGTACCCATGGATAATAAGCACATCCATAACTTGAGTTCAGTTTTCTATTTCTTAAGTTTGTTACTGCGGTCGAAACGGATCCCAGGTTGGCACTTACTGAATTTGTATTCTCTGTCTCTGCATAGAATCCGGTCTTAAGATCGACAACTGCGAGCGAATCTCCGCGAGCCTCGCAAACCTCAATCATATGAGCGGTAAGAGGCTCGTCCCAAATACCAGGGAGTGCCATTAAATTGTACTCTGCAACTTCTGGATCTGCAATTGCGTCGATTGCGCGTCTAACGGAATAGTGCCCGTAATTACCAACATCGGAGCCGTCAGCAAGATCTGTGTTGTTAAATGGTTCTTTTTGTCTAATATTTAAGCCATTAAACCCGCCATGTAGAGGCACAGTAAAGCGATTGTAACCTTCGTCTAGAATTTCTGTATATGTTCCACTGATTGCGGTATAAGACAAACCGGCTCTGCGCGAACCAGATGTGTAAACTGCTACGCCGACTCCGAGGCCATTAGGGTTCGCAGTTGTATGGGCAGAGGAACTGAGTTCATCAAGTGAGAATAAATATGAGTATTCGGTAGCTCCTGTCTTGTTAAACGAGTCTCCATCGGCTGGCATCGGATAAAGCATGTCTCCATAGCTCTCCTCGAATCTGTTATTCGAGGCTTGTGTAGAGTCTACTCCGAAATAGGCATCTTTGGGGTTTGGTACACCACCGTCAGAAGCACTTACTCGCAATGGAATAGCTGGATAGACCGCTTTCAAGGATGCTTTTGGAGACGGGGTGGTCGGCGCTGCTGCCTTTGCATTTGCACCGGTCACATTCAAAAAGGGTGTGTCCAAACCAGTTACTTGGAATGGAATTTTTGAGCCGCCAAAAACCCAGTTGTTTTGCCCAGAAGCATCAGGGTTTATGGGACTTGTACCACTGACATACGACCAGGAATTTGGGCGCAATGGGCCATAAGATCCGAATGGCAGATATCGTGCGTCGGTGACACCGGCATCAACATCAGAATTTACTTCAACACGAACATATTTTGATGCATTTAGGTAATTGCCGAAGACTTTATGTCGCCTCTCTACATCATCCCAGGTAAGATACTGATCTCCAATTACTCTTGAAATATACTTGGAAGAATTGGGATTAAGATTAACAGAACTGTAGCGCTCTATAACCACAGGGGCAAGATCGTTATCCCTAGCATCTCTAAGCTCCACGCTAAAAGATCCGTAAGGATTATCATCGTTAGAAGAGACTTTGATATCTGCAATAGATATCTTGAGTTTTTTCATCTCGTCTTCGCCAGCATCAAGTGTGTGGAATTTGAATAACTTCTTTACTCGATTGGTGTCTGTAATATCATAATCTGCATAAGATGTTTGGAGATCCTGTGAGACAAGCCACGGAGTTTGAGCGGCTTGAAATCCCATGCGGAAGTTTGAGGCATACACAGCGGTAGACGATGCGCTTGCAATACCGAGAATGGCACCCCAAGCCTGTCCCGCTGAAGAGCCAGTCGCATATTTTGCAAGGTGTCTTTCGAAGGAGCCTCCCAGCCAATAAGTCTTTCGTTGTGCAGTTCTGGTAACTGCGTTAGTGGTTAGTGTCGGATTGGTGTTGAACACCTTTCTAATATATCGATTAGATGATGGAGTAAAGTTAAAAGCTGTTTGCTTTTTAATATTGCCGCTACTATCACGAATAATTGCATAAAATTCGTTAGCCACTGCGCCAGCAACGTCTGTCGTAGGTGACGGAGTATTTGAAGATAGTGATCTAATAAGCGTTGCACTGCCGGTTCCAACATTTCCGCCAGTTCCGTCTACGGCAGCGTCTCTCATGGTTCCAGAAAGAGTGATGGCACCTTCATTTAAATACCAGACAGCGGCGAGGGCTCCCGTCATTACATACTCATCTGCGGCTGGTCTGCTGCCCGATGGGAATACAAACAATCCATATGCTCCACCATTGGTCGCCTCGTCCGTAGTGTTGCTTGCATCGGTATCCCAACCAGCTTTTCCAGCAGAAGTTGCGTTTGAGCTTTGTGCGCCAAGGAGACGAACCATTGTAACGGCATTGCTATTTCTCAAATACGCTTGTGCTGCATATGCTGCATAAGTAGGGGCAAGATAATTTCCATCACGCCATACATCACCACTTCGGCCACCAGGAATTGGATTACCGAAGATTTGAACAAATTCGGAAAATGAGTTAACCTTAACAGGTCTCATTCCTGGTCCGCGTTCTGTTCGCCCTATAATTACTGGTCCCATTTCTTCTGGGAGGGCTGGTAATTCCGAATTGTCTATCTCATTAATAAAGATGCCGGGTGAAATAAACTTGAAAGATTTAGCCATTATGAAGTGTCTCCTTGTACTGCTTCAAATAAATATTAAAAATGAAGTTCTTCTACTCTTACTATCGTTAATAAATAGTTGACCAAAAGGGGAAAGCCCCAAATAAGTCAAAACTACTCTCGATAAAATGGTACATTTCCGCTTGTATGTAACTGTTCGGGAATATCGCCAAAGACCACATGTTCACGGGGTATTTTAACTTCTACAGCATTTTCTCGTCTAACAATCTTGGGTCTATCTTCATTCTTGTCACCCCCAATAATATATCCTCGGACTTTAAGAGAAATTTGAGTTTCATAGCCGCGTGCGTCTTCGTTCATTGATGCGGCATTATTGCTTAACTCATAGCTAGGCTCTATAAATGTCTCGAACTGATGTCCATCTTTAAAAACATTAAAATAGTTTGGCCCGCCTGGAGAAGTCATAAAGGGAGTTATAGCTTCATTGATTTGTTGTTGATATTCGGATTTAATTGTCAGAGTATATCCAGCTTCTACATAAATCGGAATCGGCATTGTAATCGTTTCATAAACAACTTTTTTATTCTTTCTCGGAAAGTTCTTTTGCCCTGTTCCAATTTTATTAACTATTAATTTCTTTGAATCGGCATTAGCAAAATTAGCCGTTTTATCTTGCTTAATAACTCTAGCTATTGTCATTGTGCCGCCTTTGTTATCTTGACGATTTGGGACAGCCGCATAAAGCGCACCCCGTTTAGTTATATCTTTTTCAACCGATATTCTTTCAAGAGTCATAACGGGATATATTAACCAACCATTGGCATCTCTAAGATCTTTGTTATGTTTAATTTGATAGGCTCGTTCTGCTCCGACCCAGATAAAAGGTATTTTTTTAAAGCCTTTATTTGTCGTGCAAAATATATTTAACTCATCATCAATATAGTCAAAAAGAGCACGATCAATCGTCTCTAGTGTCGAAGGCATAAAGGGAATTTCTTGGAGGGGTGCCAAGTCGGGTGTTCTTGGGTTATCAGGTGGCATCGAATAGTCCCTCTCTTGAATAGTGGCAAGTTGCTACGATTTCAAATTTGTGATCAATCTGTCCAAATAGCTGCCTTGCCCAGTTAAGGCTTGTTATTTCATAGAAGTAATCGCCATATAATACAAAATCGCCTTCTCTAACATATAGGTCTTGATCTTCTATTAACCTTCGTTTGTGAAAATATATTGTAATTGTATTTGCTTTATCAATTCCAACAGATTCATCTGCTTTTGTCTCAGTGCCTTCATAATCAACAAGGGCATAAACTCTGACAGGTGCAAGAAAAGATTTCTCTATAGCCTCGCCATAAAGATCATTATAGTTTGTGATGCTTTGATCTATTGGATAGTATACTATTTGTTGACCAATAACGCGCTCAATAAGTTCATCATTTACCTGCTTAACAAGGTTTCTTTCCTTCTCGCCAAGAAATAATGGGGGAGGTGGTTGCGTTGGTTGGGACCATTTATCGTCAGCCATTTATTCCCTCCTTATCCAACAAATACGCCTGCTGGTATATTTTGATTAATTGTATTAACTGAGCCTGCGATAGAAGCATCTTTCTCAGCTAAAGCGTGATATGTTAATTCATCTAACGTCTCTTTTAGTTCTGTTCTTAAATTGGTTTGCTCTTCCCTTCCCTCGGCAATTAATGCTGGACCGTTAAGAGTGACTGATTCACCTGGGATGGGCACAGTGGCAAACTTGGAACGAACATGTCCTAATGTTTCTTTTGCTAATGAGAGCGCAAATCTACGAATCCACTGTTTTCCAATTGAATTAATATTTTTATAAGGAAGGTTCGCTAAAGGAACCGTGTTCATATTGTTGATTCCGTCAACGAGAGAGCCAGAGGTTGCGGTCCACGAATCTTCTACAATTCTAAAATTAAACCAAAAATAAGATGGACTTGAATTTGTATTTGGCGGCGTGGGGAATAACCTTAACATATTATTATTTAATTCAAAGGAATAATGTGAATTTCTTGTATATATTGAATCCTCAAACGCCATTGCTTGTGCTTTATTTTGCCAAACAGGAACTAGCTGAAACGTTGAATCATCGGCATACTGTCCATAGTTTGCCAAATTGCCAACAGTATTAAGTCCGCCATAATATCCGAAAAATCTCCACATAGAAGACGGTGTTTTATAATATACTTTATCAACGATTATTTTGCTACCGCTTACAAAGCCAGCGTAGGGAACTGGGTTTTTAGTTGCGACATCTACATTATGCACACTTGCGCTATTTAACACTTCTTGCAAATCATAGTCTGAAACACCACCAGTTGTTCGAAGTGATGCCGAGTATATTCTTGAAGTGCCTCCGGCGCGAGCATCAGTAGAAAATGCTTCCGATATTCTTTGAGAATATGTAAATGTAGACTTGGGATATTTAAGAGCAACGTGTGAGCTACTAAGGCTTGATGTTATTGTGCCATGTCGATCAAAGGTTCCAGTTGTCATACCCAAAACATCAGGTAATATATTTTTTGCCTGATGCATGTTGACAATATATGAATATTCTAAAACTGCCTCTTCATATCCGGCATAGATGCTGCCTGTGGTGATCTCAAGATCTAAGATGTCTCCACCAAGTTTTTTATATGTGTATGCAACTTGCTCAGCGGCTCCTGATAGGAACTCTACAGAGCCTGTGAACATTCCAAACGGGCACTCGCCAGCCACGCTACCTGCTGTTCCGGTGGCGGGCAATACAATCGCGCTAGTGGTGCTCTTTGGGGTAAGGGTCGGTATCGCCATTAAATATAAGTCTCCTCACCTTAAATAGTTGAGCGATAAAAGAAAGCCCCCGCCATTTGAGTGACGAGGGCAATCTTTTTGCGCTATCTATTGATTAGTCGTATTATACGAGGTCAACAACGATAACTAGTCCATACATATCAGGACGAACCATCTTCTTACCGTAGCGCGTCATGACTCCCTTGCGGGGCACGAAGTCTTCGGTTCCGAAGATAGTGGGCGTGACTTGTAGTGGAACGTATGGGGCATATACATAGCCGCTTTCCAAGAAAGAGCCACCCTTGCGACCAACGAGAACGAGGTTGCGAGGGAAGTAGGGGTCTACATAGACATCCCATTTCTTAGAAAGTGCTCCTGTCTTAACAGCACCAACGGTACCCTTGTCAACATCACCAGTGACATTTGCACGGAATCCCGCAGTAAACTCAAGGACGTTAGCAACTTCAGGTCCAACGACGATGAAGTTAGCGCCACCTCTTAGAGTCTTACGGTGAATCTGTGCCGAAACATCATTGATTGTCTCAACAAGAGTCTCGTACCACTCAGAAACAGTACCAGTGAAGTCTGGAGTTGCTGTAGTAGTACCAACTTCCTGACCACCTGACGTGCCTGTTCTGTTTACAAAGCGACCAGCCGCACGCGACCAGTAGTATGTACCAGCAGTGGCACCCTTGACTAGATCCTCAAGAATCTCACGATCAATTTCGAGAGCAATTTGCTCAGAGAGAATTGAAGTAAGCTCGACCTCGGCATCTAAGTTGTGATAGGCGTTAAGATCCTGTCCCAACTCGGGTGTCCACTTAGCCTTGAGCTTCTTGGTAATCGCGGTGATACTTACAGAATCAACCTTGATGTCAATCTCGGGGATAAGCCCAGCTTCTGTCCCAACTGCGTTGCTTGCTTGCTCAAGTCCCCAGAGCGGATCACCAATAACGGAGCCCACTGCGTTACTGACAACAAAATCGTCATCAATATTCCATTCGAGTGTTACGGCTGCCGCCAGATCTGCATAAGAAGCTGATAGCTGCGCTAGCGTGCGAGTATCAGAGTGCATAAAGAGCAACACATGAGTGGGATCGCCATCTGACGGTTGCCACAATCCTCTGTCAGAACCAGAGAAAGCGCTCAAACGACGTGCTTGGTTATCACCAACGGTCATGGTACCAGAAATGCTAACCAAGTTATCTAGGTTAAGCTGGGTCAGGGCACTAATTGCAACCCTACCAACAAACACGTTGGTTGTTCCGGAAGTAAAGTCTGGGTCATAACGACACATTCTTTCCAGAGTACCTGAAACAGCGTGAGCTTGATTGAGAAGCTTAGCCATTTTCAATACACCGTCTCCGACATTACTTGCACCAAATGTACCAGAAATAACCGGAACAAGGCGAATAGCATCACTGGATCCAGTTGGAGAAGAATAACCATTGTTTAGGTTATAAAAACTTCTCTCATTATCTGGAGCCGCTAGGCTAACACCACCGGTAATTTCGGCACCGACCTTTCCGCCACCATACAGTGAACCAGGGTTGATTAAACCACCCCTAGCACCTGTGTCATTCGACGTGGTGAAATCAAGGAAGAAAATGAGCCCGCTTGGGAGACTCATTGGTTGAACACTGACGAGATCGTTAGCGATCAGTCCGCCGAATACACGACGAACGATTGGAAATGCAACAGCCGCGAAGCCCTCTACATCACCACCAGCCATTGACGAAGTTTC